ACAGCAATTTAACCTTGCAAAACCAGAGACATTAGGTCAGACTTCGTTTAGAATATATTAAGATACCTAATTCTTACTATGTACCATTCTACAACTAAGAAAAAGAAGAAGAAAAAGAAAGGTGGAAAAAAAAGATGTAGTTGTGGCACTAAATAATGGGCAAATTATGTGCCAGAGGTAAAGCAGCAGCAAAACGTAAGTTTAGAGTATATCCTTCGGCTTACGCTAATGCTTATGCTGTAAAAGTATGTAAAGGAGATGTAAAAGGGCCAGATGGCAAAAAAAGGACTGCCTCTGGATACAGTAAAAGTAAAAAAAAGACTACGAGGAAAAAACGTGGCAAGACATAGTGGTCTTAAACGCTGGTTTAAGGAAAATTGGGTTGATGTAAAGACAGGAAAACCTTGTGGTCGTCAAAAAGGCGAAAAACGAGGTTATCCTGCTTGTAGACCTAGTAAACGTGTATCAAGTAAGACACCTAAAACAACAAAAGAAATGTCGAGTGCTGAAAAAGCAAGATTTAAGCGTGAAAAAACTGGTAGTGCTAAGATAAAGTATCAACATAGACGTAAAAAAACTACCAAAAGGAAAAAATGATTGAAATTACTGATGAAATGCTCGATGTTATCGAAAAAGTGAAAGGTAAACGTAATCCTGCACTTTGGGATAACAGATGTG